AGGCAGTCGACAGGCTCCGAGAATGGACCCCTGTACCGTGCGAGATCTAGGTCAGAGACCGGTTCGTTCTCGACAATGCAGGGTCCTCGAAGCCGAAAGACATAAGGGAAGGAAAGGGGCTCCTTGATCTTGCCCCTATGAGAGAGGATCTCGGAGAAAACTCGATCCGTGATCCGACCAGGCGTCCAAGTTGCCTTAGCGGCATTTACAGGTCCCTGGTAGTTACATGTCCCATCATCGAAGACGGGCAGCTCTCTCTCATCCTCCCTCAATGGCTCAAGTGGATCCCTTAAGACCAGGTTCGCAAATACCTTTGGCTCGTAGTGGAAGAACGTCCTCCCTTTCTCGCACCGACGGGGCTCAATCCCATGGACAGCCCTATGTCGTGAGAGCTCGCACCAGCCAGGTTCGTCGACATTCAGGCCATCCTCCACAAGTTCCGAGAACTTTGAGGAGCCGAGTCGTCCGACGACTTCAAAGGCATTGGTGCATTCACGGAGGTACCTCTCCCTACCCTTTCTCTCATGGAGGAGATAGGATGCCAAACGCTTCTGGAATTCTGTAAAGTGGTTCTCAATGCCACTAGGCAGAGGAAGACCACAACCTCCCAGGAGTGGATGTGCGAACAGATTGTAGCGACCGCCCTCGGTGGTGCTTTCAATCTCTGGCTTGAAGTAATGCATGATCCTTTTAAAGGTCCGAGCGGGGTTGAGACACCGCTCCATGGTCCACGAAGCACGTTGCTCCCACGGAGCCTCCTCCCAGCCTCGTCGAGAGACAGGCCGAAGACCGGAGGCGGAGCCACTGTAAAGCAGGCCGGTATTAAGGTAGCCGACCTGGTAAAGCTTCGGGATCGAACCTTTGGGGCCCTGCTCGTGAACGTGACGAAAGCACTCGGAGTTCACAGTGAGGCAATTGGGACTGATGTAGTTCTTTCCAACACTCAGCGTGAAGCCCACCTGCTGGATGTGCTTCTGCCAAATCTGGTAGAACTCCCGGTTGGCTCGGAAAAGGATATCGTCCCCATTCACGAGTACGGGTAGCTCGTCAATCCGCCAAGACCTCTGCGTGTGCTCCTCGAGAGCTCGCCAAAAGGCCCCGATATTGATCATGCACAGGATGGGGAAGGAGAGTGGGCAGCCCATGAGCTGACCGTTGGACTGGAGAAAGGACTCGTGCTTAGAATCGCGCTTACCGTAGGTGATCAGGTGATTACCAAGGACTGCGCGACAAAGAATCCTCTCCTGAGTAGTTGCACAAATACAGTCCAGGTAGGCATCAAGAGCCAACTGGTTGATCTGGGAACTCAGTCCATCGGTTGCAGCAGAATAGTCACCGCTGACCCACTCATTATACTCGCCCGGAGAGCGTTCCAGGAGGTCATAAATCATCTCCTGTTGAAGAGGCTCACCGATAAGACGGAAGACACGGTGTCGACGCAGCTGGTTCCAGAGGTCCTTCTGATAGACTTCGGCAGCAGCATAGGGGAGAAATTCCCCTTTCGTGATAAGTCGACACTTTAGGGGCTCCAAAACGGAAGCGACCTGAGAAACAAGGGGACGAAGTGGGATGGTATTGCCCAGAGGGGCACTCGAGAAGGGGTCGCACCCCGACGCGAAGTCATCTCCGTCCGCCACGAGATCTTTGGTCGCCTCTCCGAGAAGGAACCGGTTCGAGACCTTAGGCAGTATAGGTGAAACGTAACGGCCATAGCTCAGG